ATGACAGCAATGACTGACAAAGAAATGCTCCGAAACCTTTTCGAGTTCGAGACCTACTGCACATCACGCTTCGACTCTGAAGTGCGAGTAGCTATGGCAGTGTACGAATATGTCAAGCAAATGAAACAAGATGCTCGACATGAAGTGTCAAGTAAATGACACAAAATACTTGACATGAAATCACAAATCGTGATGTCAAGACTCAACCTGACACACGCACAACACATGACAGGGCAAACCCTGACAACTCGACAACCTCAAACATTTGACACCAAAGAGAGATGAAACAGACAGGAATATTAAAGGCCTTCCCCGAGGGCATGGCACGCAAAGACAAGCGTCAGACCCAAGAGTGCTATCAAAAAGAGATTCAGGGCGCAGGATTTAACCTCGTTGACTGCGGGGGCTGTGGTTCCACCTTCCTCCATCGTACAAGACACGAGGAAATAGAGTGTCCCTTCTGCGATTATCGCTCCGAGCAGTGTGACTTCCCCGACCACTTCCATGATGGCTTTGCTGAATCGAAGAGCATCTTCGATGACGTTAACACCGATTAACACAATAAACTGACACCTCCCACGTTGAATAAGTAGAAACCCTTAAACCCAATACACAATGCCTAAGTCAGATACAGCAACCATGATTGAGTTGGCCGCATGCGGTGGTCAGTTCATGGAGATAATGGAGGCCCACTTCAATCGGCAGTATGAAGACGAGGACTTCAAACCACGGCAAGCCTTGTACGACCTGCACTCTGACTTGGTCGCCCTCTTCGAGGCCACTGAATCTAAAATCAATACACAATATCCCACACATTAATCTGTTCTAATAACAGAACACAATACAACGCACAATGGAATACACAAAAGAATCAGTCGACAAGCTACTCACTATCATTAGCGATAGCGACAGGACTCGTGTCGCCAATGATTTCAAGAAAACACCAAGCTTCTCATACCTCAAGTGCAAGTTCCTTGAGAATAGTGTCGCTGAGATTACTAGGGAGGTTAGGCAGTTCGTTGCATCTAACGTGCTTGATACTGAGACAGAGGAGTTCTGCTCTATGTCCCGTTATGGTGAAGGCGAACATGCGCTCACCCTATCTGTTGCATACAACATAAAATACCTAGCCCCTATAGTTCGTGATGTTTTATATGCTATCGAAAGAGCAGAGCGTGAATACAGGCTCAAGTCTGAATTCACTAACGTGATTAAGCTGGCAGACGGAACTCGTGCAAGGTTGGCAAAGAACTCCCCAGTCAAGAACACATATGCTTTTCGCTCCGTAACGCACGAAAATATGTTTTTGCTTGGTGTCTTCACGGGTGATGGCTCACCCAATTCCACTTCAGACATAACAATTATATCTGCATACGATACCATGAAGAAGATGTTCATGTCTTTTGATTACGAGCACACTAGGCATCTTGAACTTTGCAATCGTGATGTTAAAACACTAGCTGAACGCGGTGCTCTTGATAAAAACTATGCGGTGGGCAAGCGGTGGTTTCTGAACGCTGATGAGATTGACACCATCGTTGACAACGCCATGAAAAACATTAGCGAACAATCCTTCTCTATTGTGTCGCTGGGTGTTGGCTCGTACCAATCTATTAGAATCTGCTCGGAATCTGAGGTTTGCGAAGGAGAGGTTATTGCTAGTGGCCTGTCATACAGCAAGGCAAAGTCTATTGCTGGACTCATGAGGGAGGTTCGTGACTACAATGAAAGCATAATTGCGCACGGCAATCGAATCCGTCAAGCTCACGAGGAGATTCAGCAAATCACGAAGAACATTGAGCTCATGGAGGACAACCTTGTTTCTTGGCGAGCAACATTGATTGAGAAGAATGCAGAATTGTCTGCTGTCCTGCGCAATAACAACATCAAGCACAACGTTACAATCTAAAGAACCATGAGCAAGCTACCACACGAAATCATCACAGAGCTAGAGGACAAGGCTCGTCTGTTTGACAGACTTGTGAGAGCACACAAACAGAAGATGTTTGTCCTATCTAATCCACACACCCACGCGGCAGGAGCTATCAACCTATTCACAGTGGAAGTGAATAAGATAATGAGAGACGCAGAGCAGTATGGGTTCCTTGATGGTGAACAGATTGAAACCAACCAAAGTAATGTTAAACAAAATTAACAGCCGAAGTCTTGAATATCTCAGAATTAATTCCGAACTTTGTAAAACAAATGAAACAGGCGATACTGCTTCGCTCCATAAAGAAGCAGGAGAGACTGCTAGTTTCAGAACTAAAATTCAAACTCTATGAAAGCAATACACTGGATGGTTCTAGTAACGTCCCTCCTTATAGTCCTCTTGATGTGGCTCCCCGTGTACTTGATGAGAAAGATATTCATAAGCATGATAATGGTAGCGAGCCAAGCAAACGAGAATGTGTTTGGCGTGAAGATGGACCTGCCAATAAAATGAAATTCAAATTAAAAAATTAATTAACTATGTCAGAAGAATTTAAAGGAAGTGGCCTCGTGTCGGCAGTGTCTGAAATCCAGCACTCACTCAAGGCTCCCAAGGGACAGACCAACAAGTTTGGTGGGTATAAGTATCGCTCATGCGAAGACATCCTAGAAGCTGTTAAACCACACCTCAGCAAGCACGGGCTCATACTAACAATCAGCGATGAGATTGTAGACGTTGCGGGCAGGGTGTATGTGAAGGCAACAGCTGCTGTTCACAACTCACAAGGGCATTCAGTACAGACATCAGGGTATGCTAGAGAGGAGGAGGTTAAGAAGGGTATGGATGCATCTCAAATCACAGGTTCTGCATCAAGCTACGCTCGCAAGTATGCATTGAATGGTTTGTTCTGTATCGACGACACGAGGGACAGCGATGCAACAAACGACCATGGTAAATCAGCGCCCAAACAGGTTGTCAAAAACACTGGTTCTGTGGTCATGAGTGATGCCGAGATGGAACAGCTAGAGAACTACATTCGCAACAGCAAGAACAGACTCGCGGCATTCCAAGCTGTCGATGAAAAGCATGGCAAACGCATGTCTGTTGAGCAGAATGATTACCTGAAATCTGTTTGCTAATGATGGAGTTCGCAAACAAACTTGCGGAGCGAGTTGGCAAAGGATACTTGTCATACTCCTCCTGCAAGGAGGCACTGAAGGACATCAAGCTGTGGGAGATGTACATGCAGGGAAAGATTCGAAAGGACAGCGATGCTCTTCGATTCGGCTCCATCTACGACAAGCTTCTGTTCGAACCACAATCATTTGATGAGGAGTTCGTTGTGATTAATGACGACAAGATTGTGTCAGAGATTGGTGGTAGGTCCCCAAGAGCAACAAAGGTGTATAAGGAATGGTTGAAGGATGTTACCATCCAAGCAACCACCGATGGCAAGTCCGTTGTGAACGACAACGACTACAGACAGGCTATTGAAATGATTGAACGCCTAGACATGACGCCTGTCAGAGATGGGTTTCTAAATGGAGAGTATCAGGTAGAGTTCAACAACTTTATCGAGGGCATCCACGGATTTGACATCCCTGTTCGTGGATTCCTAGACTGCAGGGGTGATGGGTATATCTCCGACAGCAAGACAACGCAGAACATGAGTGGATTTAAGTACGATGTATTCAAGTTTGGGTACGACATTCAGGCTTATATCTACTGCGAGGTTTTCGATGTTCAGGATTACTACTGGGTAGTTCAGGAGAAGACATTCCCATATGCAGTTAGCGTATACAAAGCTTCTCCGCAGACGTTGGAGTCAGGAGAGAGAAAGTTTAACACAGCAGTAGAGAAGATTCGGACATACCTTGACGGAAACCTTGTGTCCGATTGGTACTACAACTATCAAGAGATATGAGTACAGAAGACATCATCAATAAGGCAAGCAAGTACTTTGGCGTGGACGTAACTCACCCGACCAAGTATCAGGCACCTCTTTGGGACGCCAAGTGTAGCGTTGTCAGGTACCTTGTCGGGGACAAGAACGTACCATACAAAGACTTGCATGCCGCATTGAACTGCACAAGCAACGAGCTATGGCTCTTGCGTACACACGGGGACAATAAGATGATGATTCCGTCGTTCAGAAAGACATACAACGATTTCGTTAATACACTAAACCCTTAATTTTTTAGCCATGTCAAAGGACAAAGCACCAAAAAACTACGTTGGATACGTAGAACCAAACGCATCATTCAGAGTTAAGTTTAGCCTGTCTGAGTTGGAACAGATGAAGAAGTTTGCTACCGAAAAGGGCAACGTCTTTGTGAAAATCAACCTCACCAAGAGCAAGGACCAGAACAACAAGGGAAATGCTTGGGCTGAAGTTGAAGACCCATCAACATGGTCGAAGCCAGCCGAGACCTCGGCTGACGGGATGCCATTCTGATTGTGGGGTGGCGCATGGTGTGCAGGGAGAGCCTGCAACGGGGTCTGTATTGCCCTTAGGAAACAAAGCCACCCTACTTCTAGCTCCCGTAGCTCAGATGGAAAGAGCATCTGCCTTCTAAGCAGACGGTCACAGGTTCGAGTCCTGTCGGGAGTACATCCCATTTGTTCTAGCCCTTGTGTGAAAAGAAACTCTACCTTGTCGGGTGAGGTGGGATATCCAGCCAGCTACCTATCAATTCGAATGAATGAGATTGGATAAACAGGATGGTTAGCAGGGTCAAGTCGAGACGCGAGGTTTATGAATTATTGCTCGTTATGGATATCAAAGACTGACAGCCTGGAAAGACGGGTAATATCGGAAGTATCCCCTCAAGCTTATACCTTGTAGAAAGGGTAACTGGTCACATGTGGGTTCAAGTCCCACCTTCCGAACACTTTAATTCAAAAACTTTATATCATGATTGGATTTAGTTTAGTTTATCTCCCCCTAGACATGAGGAGAGAGTGGTCGCGAAGGGTTGACGCCCAAGGCAACACACATAGAAAGGGTTCTTCACCAATAACTTATAGTGAGGTCAAGAGTTTTGGTAGATTGTATCTCAGTGGGTATAGCGTGTGCGCAATTGCCAAGATGTCTGAGTGCAATGAGTCTAGGGTATATAATGTGCTCAGGTATACTGGCATGCCTCTGTGGATGAAGCAGATGAATACGTTCAATAGGAATAGGCGCAAACAAAACAAGTTGCCTGTGAGTGTAAACAGATATATGTGGTATAACACATGAGAAAGCAAGTAGTAACCCCATTCGTTGCCTCCGTTCGAAAAAAATACTTCGACGAGATTGGCATTGGTCACCTAAGTGAATCTGAAATACAAGCGTGGTCTAGGAAAAGGATGCGTAGCTGTGTAGAGGAGAGGAACGCATTGCTCAACGCTCTGTCTCCCTTCGTTGGTCGCGTTGATTCTGCATGCGTATTCTATCAGGACCATACCACTGTTCTCCATGCCGTGAAGAATCACGAGATGTACATGAGGTACAGCGGACACTACTGCTCGTGCTATGAGAAGGCAACTCGTATTGTTTCTGACATAGCTAGGGATATGAAGGTGTATCCCATTGGTCACCACAGGGTATACATCAACACAGAGATGGAGCTAGAGGTATTGCAGAAAACATTGGATAACCTACAAAACATAGTGAACGATGTCAGAGAACGCATCAAAAAGAATCAGAACCCAGTGCGAGGATATAGCTCAGTTCCTGATAGACAAGAACAATAAGTATGGTAACTCTGCGTTAGAGCCCATAAACATATTCAGCAAGCTCGGTCCTGTGGATGGATTGCTTCAGCGAATTGACGACAAGTTGAAGCGCATGAGAAATTATGACAGCGCAAGAGAAGATGAAGATGTTGTAAGAGACCTAATCGGATACCTAATATTACTAGAAATCGCAATACAAGATGAGCAACCCAGTAGTCACAATATTCCCTTCCATTCATCAAGTTCAGGAACCGACATATATCCGACTGGAAACAGCACTTCAACGCATCAGGGAGGGAAGACACACAACGAGGATTGACAAAATTAGGGGTGGCGATAAGACAGAAAAGACAAAGCTTCCTATCGTGCTATTCTCTGGTGAGTTTAGTGGTAGGAAAGACGATGAGCTGAAGAGGCATAGCGGCCTCATAGTTCTTGACTTCGACCACGTTGATGTTGAAAGAACCAAGTCTGTTGTTGGTTCAGATAAGTATGTTCGCAGCTGTTGGGTTAGCCCTAGCGGTAACGGAGTTAAGGCATTGGTCGAGGTGTCAGAGCCATCAAGACACAGAGACCACTTCAGGAGCCTACAGAAATACTTCGATAGTCAGTATGGTCTTGAGGTAGATGCCACTGGTATCAATGAATCTCGCGCTTGCTTTGAGTCATCCGACCCAAACATAGTTGTTAGAGAGAAGTCTGAGGTGTTTACTGGTATGATTGCAGAGCGGAACAACGAGCATTACGTTCAGGACATACAGGCCAAGACCGACTATGAGAAGTTAAACATAGCGGCCAGAATGATTAACAGGGCTACCGATGGGGAGAAGCACAGCACTCTTATCCGAGCTGCGCATCTTATCGGTGGGTATGTTGGGGCTGGAAAGATTGAGGAGGATGTTGCGCTGTATGTTCTTGAGCGTGAGATTGAAAAGCATGACGTTGACAACATTGAGCTGGCCAAGAGGACGATACGGGATGGCATAGCTCACGGCAAGACCATGCCAATCAAAGAGATTATTGAGGACGAGGAAAAGATTAACAGAGAGATTCTGTTGCAGGATGGTGATATGTCCTTCATATCGTCGGACGACTCAGACTTTGTTTGGATTGACCAATACAGGCAGGGACAAATTGAGGTTGGATTGTCTACGGGTAACGCTAGGGTTGACCAGAACTTTCGATTCAAGAAGGAGTTCGTTATGATTAACGGGCACAGCAACATTGGCAAGACCACATTCACTCTGTTCCTGATGGTTAGCGCCAGCATGAATCATGGGTGGAGGTGGGTTATTTACAGCGCTGAGAATAGCACTGCCGCAATCAAGATGAAGCTGATGCAGTTCTGTTTGAACAAGCACATCCAAAGCATGCAGTATCAAGAACAGAAGCGTGCTTATCAATGGGTGAAGGACCACTTTGTTATCATTAGAAATGACGAGGTGCTTAGCTATACCGATGTGCTTTTGTACGCAGAAAAGATTCATCGCAACAAGGCTATTGACGGGCTGTTCATAGACCCATACAACAGCTTGCGCATTGATGGGCTGAAGGGGAAGCACCTGAACTCGCACGAGTATCATTACGAAGCAGCATCCGACTTCCTAACCATGAGCAACAGGCTTGGAATTGCAGTATGGGTCAATGCTCATAGCGTGACGGACTCGCAGCGACAGAAGGATGCGGACGGATATCCAAGGGCACCATACGCAGAGGACACTGAGGGTGGTGGTAAGTGGGTTAACAGGGCAGACTGCTTCATCACCCTGCACAGAAAGGTACAGCATGTGGACCCCAACATCAGGTTCACAACAGAGATGCACGTTCGCAAGGTCAGGGAGACGGATACTGGTGGTGCACCAACACCATACGCAGAACCGCTTTACTTTAGATTCAATATGACCCACAGCGCATTCTACTTAGAGGGTCCGATACAAGACTTTTTTAACCCACTGAGTGAAAAACTTGCTGGTAGACAGGCCACAATGCACAAAGATATTTTGTAAACTTTCTCGCATGCCGAGAAGCCCTCGTAAGAATCTAACACGACCGCACAAAAAGACTGCCAAGTCAAGGAATCTTAGGCGAGATGGCAAGCAGCTGAAGTCCAACCTTGAGACCTATTGCTATGACCAGCTGAAGGAATTTGATATAGACTTTGTGTACGAAGGAGAAACGTTTGTTATTCAGAGCGGTTTCAGATATCCAGGCATATACTACAAGTCAACCAAGACAAAGGACTACATGATGGATGCAACGGGGAACGCGGTTCTTCAGGTGAACTACACACCAGACTTTGTTTCTCACAAAAACAAATTCATCATAGAGACAAAGGGGTACGTGCCATCGCAGCACACGTTCCCCCTGAGGTGGAAGATGTTCTTGAAGTATCTGGTTGACAATGGCATGGGTGACTACATGTTGTTTATACCGAAGAACAAAAAGCAAGTAGACGAAACCATTCAAACAATCTGCCGTGAAATCAAACAGACTAAGTGAGATTTACTTCTCGTCAACCTTCAACATACAAAGGGAGGCTACCGAGTTGTACGAGTCTCTTCACCTACATAGGGGTGACCCACAAACAAACTGGGAGGTGGTTCTTGAGCTCGTTAAGAAGTTTAAGAACAACATCCATGTCGAGATTGACACAATAACAACAGCGTGCGAAGAGTACAATGAGCAATTGGAAAAACGCACTTAACAACGGCAAGGAGGGGGAGCTTCTGTGGAAGGAGTATCTCGAGCTCAGGAATCACGATGTCATAATGTCAGATGATGTGCGTGGAAACCAGCTTTTGTTTTGGGATATCGAGACAAATGACGGCACTAGATTCGAGGTCAAGTACGACCAGAAGGCTTGGCCGTACTATCACAGCAAGGATTGGCAGAAAAGCCCTAATTTATTCTTAGAGTACTGGAGCACCACTAGAGACGAGAAGTGCGGGATGTATTCTTTGCTTGGCAATTCAGATATCTTCGTGTATATAATGAAGTACATTGACGAACACGGGGTACACAAGTCTAACTACGCCCACGTGTTTTATGTGGAGCCGCTGATTGAGTGGTGTGAGCGGAAGATGTTTAAGTCGGCCAGGTGTAGCGCGACTGGTGACGACAACGCGATTGGATGGCTTGTTCCAGAGTCCGATGTTGTCAAGGATGCACTTCATAACGGATACATAAATAGAGTCGAGCTAAGACTATGACATACTATACAGACCCAGATGTTCGAAAGAAGATTGATGCCCTGCTGCAGGCTAATGCCTCGTACCAGGCGAACAATAACTGCAAGACAAACAGCAAGGTTAAGTCGAGGGAGATAAACAGGTATTGCAACAAGGCTTTTATAAGGCCTATCAAGGGGCTGGACCCAGTCTTCTATGAGCAGATATCAAAACAGTCTGACTGATTGTCATAAATAATACATCTTATCCGTGACTATCTTTGGTGTTGAAAAACAAACACCATGAGATTCACATTTCTTATTTTCTCTTTGCTGCTTTCAGTAGCAGGAACATCACAAACAATTGATTACATTGACAACCACGTTTGTGGGGAGCAGTGTTCCGAGGTAGACCATGACTTCGAAAGAATCATGGGGATGAGGTCTGCGAACCGCACCCAAGACAGGTTTACAAAGTACATCCCGTTCGCCATCCATAATATCAACGGAGCCATGAATGCTTCGCAGCTTGAAGCTATGTGGGAGACGATAGAGCAGGGACTTGAGGGTACAGACATCATCCCATGCAAGCACAATGAGTTCTTCTACCAAGAGTGGGAGATTGACCCTGACTCAGTAGCATATAGTACTTGGCAAGGTTCAAATGCATTGTATGGTATGGCTGCCATTGCTTCAAGCAACACTTTAGGTGAGGCTTGTAATGTGTTCGTAATGGACTACTTAGGCGCTAATATCGCTGGGTTCAGCTGGGCTAATCAGAATGCACTTGTTCCTCATGATGGGGTGTATGTCCTTGGTCAGGTAGTTGCAGCTAGTACTATGCTTCATGAGATTGGGCACTACTGCGGGTTGTACCACACGTTTGAAGGCGGGGGATGCAGCGAAGATGACTGTACTATTGAAGGGGATAGGGTATGTGATACCCCACCTACATATACAAACATATCTTGTTCTGTGGAGCCATTCTGTCCTGATGCTGACATCACTAACTACATGGATTACACTGGCTCCTGCAGAGACCACTTTACTCCTGGGCAAATTGAAAGAATGCACTCATCACTTGTCAATGGTGGAAGAAGTATCGTGTGGCAATCTGGGGCTTGCGCTGACCCCAACTCGCTTGACGTTGCTCTTCTTTCTGTTGATAATTACTACGATTGCGCTGAAGACTTCACGCCAGAAGTAAAGATTGCTAACTGGACCAGCAACGATGCTTTCGGGGTTGACGTATCTGTCACCATGGAGACTGGTATGTGGGTTACTACAGCTGACGTTCCTGCAAATACTATTATTACCCTCGTGGGCGAGTCAATCCCAGCAACCTTCTGGAATGAGTACAGCGGAACTGCTGAGGTATACTGGAGTCAAGATGAGAACGCATCAAATGATATCACGTCGTTTACGCACGAGCCGAAGGATTTGGCGGTGTTGAACGTAGACATCCAGCACGATATCTGGCCAGAGAATGAGCAGTGGAAGCTGTACAAAGAGGGGTTGTGTTGCGGGGATGCCATCTATCCTGTCGGAGTGTATGCAAAAGGCGGTGCATGGGGCAGCTGGACTAGCTACGACAACTGGGATAACGGGTTTACTTACGAGCCTTTGTTTACTCACGATGAGATTTGTTTGACTGAAGGATGCTACGGAGGATTCTTTAGACACAACGGATACGGGCAGACTCAAGATATCTGGGACCCATCTCTTGGAGAGATTGAAGGCGGTATGCACGTATACATCAAGTACGGGAGCACTGGGGCTACAGAAACACTCTATCAATACGTAGCTGACACAATCTTCGATGCTGATAACTACGAGTTTCAGATTGGATATATCGGAGGTCCGTCAACTGATTATGAATACGACCTGTGTGTTGAAGAATCATACGCTCCAACCCCAAGCGGTTCATGCCTTGGAGACTTTAACATGGATGGCGTTATCAACCTGCAAGACTTGTTGCAGCTGTGTATGGAAATGGGTAAAGAAGGTGCTGCTTGCATCTGCGACACAGATGGTGACTTAGATGTAGACACACAGGACTTCTTGAATTTCATGCCA